TAAAACAGGAGAATAAAAATGGCGTTAAAAAAAGTCAAAAGGAAAGCTGTCTCTCAGAATCCAAAGACAATGCTATTATATGGAGCACCAAAAGTAGGTAAAACTACAGCTCTAAGTCAATTAAATGATTGTTTAATAATTGATACAGAAGGTGGTGCAAATATGATAGAAGGATATGTAGAGACTGTTAATAATAGACAAGACCTAATAAAGTTATTAAAAGAGGCTAAAGAAGGCCACGAGTTTAAGTATGTTGCATTAGATACTATAGACAAAATAGCTGTATGGGCAGAGAAAGCAGTATGTGAAGAAGAATCAGTATCAGCTGTGCAAGATTTAGCCTTTGGTAAAGGTTTTGCTATGGTTAGAGAGAAAGTTCTTAATACAGTAAACATACTAAAAGAGATATTTCCTCATGTGATAATAATCGGACATAGGAAATGGGCTAGAGCTGTTGTAGATAGTAAAGCTATAGTTGAGCCAGAAAGCTTGGATTTAACAGGAAAGTTAAAGAACATGTTAATGGCAGATTGTGATGCTATAGGTTACGTTTACAGAGATGATGAAAAAGAGAAGTTAATGGTATCATTTCAAGCTAATGAAGCCTTAGAAGCAGGTAGTAGAAGTCCTCATTTGAGAGGCAAAGAGATAGAGTTAACATGGAATAATATATATAAAAAGGAGAGTAAATAATGGCGATATTTAAACCAGAGACTAAAAGCGGTAACTTTTCAAGCTTCACAGGAGTATGTGAATTTGGAATATTAGAGTTTAAAGATAGGTCAGACGAATTTGATTGGGCTGATTTATTTCTTGAAGTATCAGTTAAACAAAAAGGAAGTGATTTTGACAGACCATTAGCTATTAAAGGTTCTTTCGACAAAGTAGGTGGAAAGATTACAGGTGGCAATGGTTTAACAAGATTATATCATTTCTTTGACCAAATAGGTTGTGAAGCTGGTATTAATGTAAATGGTGGCTGGGAAACACCTGATGGCAAAGAGATTAAAGATATAGCAAAATATCTAAATGATAACTTTGTTGTTGGAAATGGAACAGATACACCTAATTTAGATTATTTAGGTTATTTCTATAAAGAACAGCCTAAAGTTCCAGGAGGAACAGCATATACTAGAGTTTTATCTAAAGTATACAGAAATGTTACTGAAAATAAAGTTAAACTAGATGATGATGTTAAATGGATGAAATCTAAAGGATATTTAAAAGAGTTTGTAGAAGGTGAGACTGCAAGTCAACCAACTGTAGACCAGAGTGCCTTAGGTAATCTATAATGTATGTCGAGATAGCTAAAGGTACACCTGGAAATAGAGGGTATTTAATCAGTAAGAATGACTTAGGTAATTTTATTAATGAAAGACCATTATACAGAAGTGTTTATCTATATGATGATGAAGCACTTAAATATGTAAAAGATAATGAAACATTAAAGAATTACTTTGGAGTTAGATATATTGATAAAGTTCCTATTGATATTGACAAAGGTGGTAACTCAGATGAGAAAACTTTAGATGTCTTGAGAGGTGTTATTCTAGAGCTAGAAGATGCAGATATTACGGAAGAAAGCTTTCAATGTTTCTTTTCTGGCTCTGGATACCACATTGATTTAGCTGGTGGGTTATTTAACTTTAAAGCTGGTGTTGATTTGCCTTATATGGTTAAGCAAACACTAAAGAGTTTAATACCTGATTTAGATTCATCCATATATATGAGAACTGGTATTTACAGAGTTCAGCATACTATTAACCAAAAGACAAATCTATATAAAATACCTTTATATAGAGATGAGGTTATGAATCTAGATGCAGCTGATATACTAAAGTTAGCCGAAGTTAATCGTAATGATTATACATACTTAGGATTACAAGGCGATGGAGAGTTAGAGCATACTGTAAAAGAAGAAGTTCCTGATGTTCAAGTATTTAATAAAATATCGGAACCAACTAAAATAGTACCTTGTGTACAATCAATGTTAAGTCAAGGAGCAAAGCAAGGAAATAGGCATATAACAGCTTTGAGGATAGTCAGCCATTTTAAGAGACATGGCATCCCGAGTCACTATGCTAAAGTAATGATGCTTCATTGGAATAACAAAAGTATGCCCGAAAAGGAAATAATGGAAATGGTAGAGAATGTATATAACAGAAACTATAAGTATGGTTGTCAAGACTCTGTTATGGTAGAGCATTGTAAAACGCAATGTATATTCTTTAACAAGAAAGACTACATGATAGATGTTAAATCATCAATTGATATGCAAAGTGAGCTACATGATAGATTAAATACTGATTTTAGTGGAAAAACTATAGACCTAGGTAGGGCTTTAGGGATAAATAAAGAGTCAGTCATATATCCAGGTGAATTAGTCACTATATTTGGACCAACAGGGTCTAATAAGACTACTTTTGCACAAAATCTAGCACTTGGTGTAGACTTTGTTAATGATAGAATTGTTAAAGATTGGCAAATACCTACATTATTTCTAAGTTTAGAGTTATCATCTTGGTACATGCATAGGAGACACCTCCAAATAGTATCAGGAGTTACTAAGCAAGAAGCCAACGATAATTACACAGAGTTATATAAGAAACACGAAGAAGAGATGTCACATCTAATGGTTCAAACTGTTTCTCCTACTCTTGATAAGATAGTAGAGAAAGTTAGAGAGTTAGAACCATCGCTAGTAATAGTAGATTATATTGATTTAGTAGATACACCTCATAATATTAGAGGTGAGTATGAAAAAATCAAATATATATCTCATGGATTATCTAGTATGGCCGTAAATAACGATATGATAGTCATCCAAGTGTCGCAAGTAAGCAGAGAATATAGTCGAAATGAAGTGCTTGACCTATATGCAGGTAAAGGGTCTGGAGCAATAGAAAATGCGTCTAGAAAAGTGATTGGTCTTAATGGTCAATCAAATTCAGCAACTAGAGCAGTTACGTTATTTAAAAACACCGATGGAGAACTATTTGATACTGAAGTCGAATGGACTCCGTCATTTAGACTAAGGAGAGTATAATGGGATGGTTACTAAATATAGCTTGGCTAGAAGATAGGTTTATCATTATATTATTAAGGATGATAAGATTCGGAATTTATAAGAGCAACAAAGCTCATATAGACGAATTTAGCTTATTATTTGGATTATGGAAATTCGATATAAAGATAAGCTTAGGTAAATTAAAAAATGTAAGGATAAAGACTCATGGCAAAGTCGGAAGAGCATAAAAATAAGAGATATTATAAGCCGAAAAGGGGGCGTAAGTCCCCTAATAGGCTTACTATCTGGGAAGAAAAGTTTAGCAAAAAATTAAAAAGACATCATGGAACTTTTGCTAAAAAGACATTTCATAGGTTGATGAAAAAATCATCTACATTAAGGTCAACATTAAAGAGAAGGAGTAAGGAGTATGAGGTCGAGTTTAATATATCACTTGAAGAGGTTAGAGACCTTTTATATAGAGTTTATGGAAAGAAGTGTTGCTATTGCCATAGTAAGTTGGTTGTTAGCAATATGGTATGTGACCATATTCTCCCTCTATCTTTGGGTGGTAATTCAACTCCTGGTAATCTTCAGATGATTTGTGGTAGATGTAATACAAGAAAAGGACCTTTAACAGATAGAAACTTTAGGAGACTATTAAAATGGCTTGATAGACAGAACATAGAGCTTAAAAAGTATGTTCTTAGAAAGATGTCAAGTAGAGATTTTTAAAAGAAATTAAGGGACAGATACACGGCAGCGGTGAGCAGCTGTAAGTTTAGAAATAAGTCGGAATGTAATGTCAATTATATTTGTCCCTTAAAAATCAAGGAGGTAAAATGAAAAATAATACTAATAAAAATTATAAAGGGTTTGTAAGGTCTACATCAAACATAGCAAGTACTACTAATAGCTATCAAGTTAATCTTCCACCTCATATATGGAAGAAGATGAAATGGAAAATAAATCAACCTATTAGAATTATAATAGATAAAGAGAATCAATGTTTAAAATTAATAAAAGATGAAAATATTGATAAAATTGATAAAAAA